ATGCTAGTAGAAGGGAAAAATCTTAGATCACCATCTAGGTAAACATAACCTTGTGAAATATTATAAGGACCTACTCCCGTAACTGAAAGCCCTTCGGTAATTATACCATTATTATTAAGGCTTATTGATTTAAAATGAGATATCCCATACCTAGCTTGTGTATCTTGAATGTCAACAAGATCATCATAATAAAGTGGAAATCCTCCATCCAAAAGAGAAGAGGCGGGTGAAATAATTTTTATCATACTATATCGTAAATAACTGTGTAATTAACTCCTGCAACTTTATATTTATCTATTTCTGCTCTGACTTGTTTGTCTTGACCTGCTAATGTTACTGGACAATGAACTATAAAATCAAAATCAATAGTGTATTCACTGCTTTTAAATAAGTATAGTGGCTTGGCTTCTGATTTTTTATATATATAAGTTGGTTTATTTTCACTTTTCTTATGTATGTAAACATAAATAAGATTAGTCAAAAAGTTCACTATATAAATCCTCTTCAGAGTTGGGTCAAACTTTTTGTTTAGAATGTATTCTAATACAATTGTTTGTGAATTATACTTAGCACGCTCCACCACATCAGGACGATACACATTAAAGAAATCATCTCGAACTGTTTGCATTCTAGATAACAAATCACGAAGAAATGCAGCTCTTTTAGGCTTACGCTGTAAAAAAGGTAACTCCCTTTTTATTTGTTTAAATATATTTAAATCATAAATACCCATCTAAACTGAAAGTTTCATATCTAAATTTATCCCATCTTGTAATCTATAAGTAGCTGTATTCTCTCTAATAACATACCCAGCTGCTGTCTCGTAATCTTTTTTAACTTCTGTATAATTAGGGAAAATAAGTTTGATAGTTCCTGGATCGGTGATCGCTGTCGTGTCTGGTCTTGCAATAACTTGACGTAACACGACATCTTTAACACCAGCAACTGATTGCATAGCATCTTCAATACCTGAATTGCTTAATACACCATTAAATGGAATAGTGGCTAAGTAATTTTCCACTGCAAGGATCACATTTGTTTTCACTAATGAATCTACGTACTCTCCATCATAATAAATATCCGCTTGGATATACAGTTTATCAGATACCAAACTAATTACATTTATCTTTGTACCTGCAAACTGAATTTTAGCAACATATCCTTTCAAAGAATTAAGCTCAGTCATAGTAAGAGGAACTAAATTACCTCCTGTATCTTGCTTAGCTACTTTTACTATTACTAATCGATCAATTTGTTGTTTTACAGAACACCTTTTTACTATTCTAAGCTCTGGCCGTACAGGATTATAGGTAGGATACCCATCGATGATCACAACTACCTGAGGAGTTACCGCATCGTACTGAAATTCTAATACTTTTCGTTGAAGCCACGCAGCCGTACCAGGAACAGCACGCAAAGCAATAAGCTCCATTTCATCTCTGAAGATATCTAATAACTGTTCGAATGTATTGGTAACAACTGCTACGATTCTTCTCCATAGCTTCCACTGAGCCGTTTTAGATGGACTCTTTGTGTCAATATATGGAGCTACCAGCGGATCATTTTCAATTATTACCGTTATATCATCTTCTATTTGTTGTATCGGTCTTGCCATACTATAATATCCCTGTTCTTATTTCTTCATTATCAATTATTAAATCAATACCTATTTCTAATGTATTGATTGTTGTTGTATCCAGTTCTTCTACTTCATCTTTTGCATCATCGATCCCTGAAGTGATGTAATCAACCATCATTACATATACGTTTTCATGACTTGAATCTAACTGCTCATTGGTTCGCATCATCTCTGAGCAATTGTAAGGCTGAAAGTGAGTTAACGCTTTAAATACGTTGTTTCTAAGCACTAAAAAACCAATCTCTTCTGCTACTACAGCACTATTAAATAGTACACCTCCTTGACTCAATGATAAGTTTTCATATCCAATATGAAATCTAATTGTTAGGTCAACGGACTGTAACTTTGCTGACATCTCTATATAATTTAGATTTACAAACTCTATAAACACACATGGATAGTCGAAAGAACTTTCCTGTTTTTCTGTTTCGAACTGGTTGTTAAACAAACGTACTGTCTTAATCCCCTGAACCTGAGCAAATAATCTAGTTACTAGATCCTGATATACTTTAGCTAAGAATACGTTGGTTGTAAGACTCATTTCGCTAAAAAGTTATTTATGTATTTAGTAACCAGCTCATGTATTTTTTTATCAAGCACTTTAGAAGGCCCCATAAATTGACGTTTAGGCATAGTAAATTCCCTGCCTCTTCTTCCAGACTGCAACCCATAATTATGAACAGCTGAGTACGGCATATTGCTTGCAATAACTATTTTTTCAAATGTTTTACTTGCTACTCGTATCGATCTAAATAATTTTCCACTCCCTTTACCTATTAATATACCTCTACCTGGATCTCGGTCTCTTTTTCTTTTATCCCAAGGTTTTAAATTCTCATCGGTAAACCCTTGATTACGAAAACTCTCTTGGAAAAAGTTCTTCGCCTCATTGGCTACAAGTATTGGGAGTTCTCTTTTTATCTTCTCCATCCCTTTGATCTTACTATTAAAAATCTCTCCTAATGTCATTCTTCTGGTATCTCTAAATCAAAGTTCTTTTTCGCATATTCTTTATACTTTTTTTCCACCTGAAAGTAGGGATGCTCTTTACTAAATATCAATCTATCCTTCCCTGCATTCATCATAAATACATCAGGCACATCATTAGGTTTTGAGAATCCTTTCAAATCCGTAACCGTTCCGTCTGAAATCTGTATAGCAGTACATCTACAATTCCATCCATTAGGAGGCATGTAGTTATCCCAAAAAGGATCGTCCACATCCCTTGTAATATTATCAAGTTCAGCATGTGTAGGACGTACCCTACTATCCCCAGCCGTTTGATATTTTAAATAAGGTAATATATCCTTATCATCCTCAATATCAAGCCATTGAGATGCTGCTTGCGATTGTGCTATAGCTGAATTATATTCCGTTTGTAAGTAATCGTCATTATATTCACCAATTACACTAGTAGCACTTTTCTTAAATTCATTAAATGGTACTATTTCGTCTCCATCTGTTAAGAGTGATACGATATCTTTTACTTGCTGGAACGTTTTAGCACCAGAGAAGGCGTATATATTTTCCTGAAGTGCTTTAAGCATTTTATAATCAGGCGTTCCTAATGGAAAATCTTTTAGATTGCCTCCAAATCCATCGTATAAAGCTTTTAGCAATGAATCAGCTGTTTTAGTATATACATTCTTAGGTAGGTTTTTAATACCTACCGCTCCATCATATATTTTTTGTACTAAATCGTTTACTTCTTCTTCACTAAGCAATGAAAAGTCTTCTTCATCGTTTTGGTTTACTATTTTTCTTTGCCCGCCACAAATTTTGCATGCGCCATTTTTATATAGATCGCGTACCTTACTCATAGTACTTGCTGAGTTGAGGATAGACTTTTTTTCGCCTCCATCTCCATTCGAGTTTTGTATTTGATTACCAAACTGAGGGAAACGAGGCTGTGCTACCTTTTCTAATGGGATACCGAATTTTTCTAGTACCCAATCTTCATCAACTTCGTATCGTCCTGTTCCAATAAACCCAGTAGCTATTGTCGCTAGCTCCGTAAGGGATACCTTTTCACTATAATCGTATTTAAAATGAAGTCCTTTTAGTTTAAAGCCTAGCGTTATCATTCTAGGTATCAATTGATCGTTCACTAGGAATTCCATATCACGCATATCGGCGCGTGCTACGTCATTAGCTACCCCTTCGTGTACTGTTGCTTGTGATTGAGAACTACCGTCCTCTGTGGTCATCGTTTGACCTAAAATAAGCTTTGATATTTCTTTATTACAGAAATCAGCTAGTGAAGTGAATAATACAGATCCATCAGATTGCGCTTGGGCTACAAATTCAACGGATGTTTCATGATCTATCACGATCCACGGAGCTTTACCGCTATTCTTAGCCATGTTTTCCAGTGAAGCTCTTGTATCTTTATCTTTGATGTTACTCTTGATAACTCGCATAGGGATACCGAATAGTTCAATATATTCAGCATACGCACCTAGCCCATTACGTTTTAAAATAACATAAGGAGCTGCTTTATTTAGCAACCCTAGATCACACTTATCGCCAGCTCCTACATACCAGTTATGATATGGTTCTTCTTCGTAGAAAACACCCTCTAAATCACTTGGATCGTCTACCACGATACCAAATTCAGGTTTTACAAATATTCTTGGGTACAATTCAACGCATGAGAACTTATCTTCAATTACATCGTTAAGTTCTATGAGTGAATACCCCCAAAAGATTTTATCTAATGCGATAGATTGAAAATCATAAAACCATTGTGTCTGAAATAGACGTGTGGCTTCTGTTATTTCTTCTCCGCTATCATCAACTATTTTAAATGGATTACCTAATACTTTATTCTTACGGGCGTTCATTACACCTGTTAAGTGAGCATCAAGGATAATCTCTGGATATATTTCTTTGTATAAATACCTTCTATTTCTAGTAAAGCCTTCCGCTGTTATAAGCGCATCCCTCCATTTTCTGATATCAATAGGCCCACGAATATTCCTATCATACATTTCTATTCTGTCTACGTATATGTGAGGATTAGAAGTTCTAGTGATTTGATCGTCTAGCTTCTTCACTTCTGCTGGCCTTTTTTTAGAAAGGTTTTCTATGTTTATATTAAATCCTAGTACCTTCATTTAGAATATATTATCTTGTTTAGGATAGCTACCCCATGATACAGATAGTTGAGGCCTAATTATTTCAGGTAAGTCCGCATTTAAAAGCCCGTGCGCTACGTTCTTAAGCCATCCAATAGCTCCGCCTGTTTGATTAGGTCCGTTTCCATCATACCGCTCTTTACGTATATCAGGAATGTTTTTAGGATTGATACGAGCATGCAAATGATACAATGCAATGTCAATTAAAAATGTTTTTAACTGGTGATTACGATTATCACCTTCTATCCAAAAGGTAGTTACAGTAGGAAGTGATCCAGAAAAACTAGATGCATATAAACCCCAATAAGAAATATTGCTATTTGGAACTATATTACATACTTCTTGCTTTGCTATAAATAAATCATAGTAATATGAAACTACATCCCCAACTGCGTATGTTTTTGAATCATCATATTTGCCAGCATTCGATCCATCTTTAACAGAATAAATAGTATCATTTTTATACTGAGCAGCCCAATACATAGTATCCGTTGGAAGAATCCCAGGAACATACCCAGACATGTTTCCATTTTTTCTATAAATAAATCCATTATAGGAAACGTTAGTCAAATTAGAATAACTTATATTATTCAACCAAGCAGGATAGTTGGCATAAATACGATCATATATTTGATAGTTTTTATTATTATCATAAACCTGATTAGTCTCGTTGAATATTTTAGCTATGTAATATCTTGGAGAAAGATAACTTGTTGCCTCGGCAATAGCTATTCTGATACATTCATCTAAATAAAGATCCGCAGCCGTACTCGTTCCGATAACTTGTTGTAAGTTCTCGGGTTGAATTAATGCTTCAAAGTCTTTTTTGATAAGGAATGCCACCCATAAAATTAGGTAACAACTATTTCATGAATAGTTTTTTGGGACAAAAT